TTCAGGTGATCCTCCATGTTCTTTTGCCTCCAAGCCAGCTCTGATGTGCCTCCGGGCAGCCGCGGCCAACCATTGCGCACTCACTACTCGGGACAGCAACCTCCGGCTTGCGGTTTCCCTAGCCAGCAACACACTCGAGTAGCCTAGTTCAGTCCGGTGCTTTAGCTTCCTCATCCTGCTGCCAAGCTCTGATGCCAAACTGGTGAGTACTGATGTCCTTGACAAGAAAGAGTCGATGGCATGCTCTAGATCTTCAAGTGAATCACGAGTTCTGAACCCAGGTGCCCCCATGACGCGGAGGACTGTGGCAACTCCCTGCATGACCTCATCTTCTTTGACAACGCGCCGTACCTCGTTGCACATTGCCCTCACCTGCCGCATGTGGGGCCGGAGCACAGTGCTCCTATCTTCCCAGTTGTCAATATCGGCTAGCCCAGGTAGGTTATGATGTCTTACTAGATCAGCCACACGCTCCATCAAAATTGCATCACGATGGACTGCATCCAACAGCACTTGGTCAGCCCAAGACTGACCCATATCCAACAACTGCTGTCTGACTGGGAGTGTAGCATGGGTGACAGAAGCAACTGGAGCGTGCACTATGCCAATCTCTTGCACACTACCAGCATGGACTGAGCTCTGAGGGATGTGTCTGCTCCTCCACACCCGATGAGGGTCACCCAGCATCTCAACTGGAGCTGGCTCCTTGAGTCTGATGACCTCTTGCACATGCGTGTCCATCATGTCCTGGCTGAGTTCACTATTGAGGACGTATTCGTGGTATCTTTTGTCAGCTGCTAACTCCCCCGCTTCGAGTGCAACGCTAAGGATATGCTCCATTGACTCATAAGAGCAACAGACCTTGGCACTTGCTTGGAAAGGGGAATCGACCTCTGAGAACGGGCGAATCCGGTCCAACTCAGGAATGGTGACCCTAGGCTCAGGCGCGCTGGGGCCTATGACTGATGCGATGGATGTTTCCTTGTATGCGAATCCATATGCGAATTTGTCTAGCCCCTGTCTGAGTTTTAGACATGATTCTAAGAGCCCTGATGCACGTAGCATGGTGATGGCAGACATTACGTCGTACATGTGACTCTTTGAAGCCTGGAAAGAGGTAACTGCCCTTGCATCGACCCAGACTGATGATTGTGTGTTTGGGAATGGGTATACTCCATGGTTGGCTTTGCTGTGTCGAAGGGATAGCCTCTTTGTGCTGCCGATGAATTGGCGCCCTGGGAGTGCCAGTAACCGCTCATCTTTTCGGCCAGCCCATGATTGAGTATACAACTGGTACAATGACTCGTGATGTGCACCATGTAGATCTGCCCATCGGAAGGCAGCCAAGCCGGACGCAATCATGCGTCTAACTGGGTCATGTAAAGCCACTGCTACCTCGCGCTGTGCATCGGACCTCATTGAGCGATACCCCCGATACCCAATACCCGTGACTGCTGAGTCATACAAGTTTTTTGTCTTGCTGCCCAATGTCTGTCGCAGTCGCCGTGTATCAAAGCTGACTGTTGTCAATCCCCGAGAGCTCTCTTCTGTTAGATCTACTTCCCCTACAAACGCCCACAGGGAGTACGGGCACGGATATGTGTGATTAATGATTGTGTACCCATGTGAGGTGAATGCTGACTCTCTCAGTATATAAGCAGTTGAAAAGCTTCCTTTCTTTGCAACGGATGCCTGCATATCCTCCATCCCATATGCTTGGCCCACGCACGTCAGGATGTCGAGACATACTTCCATATTGGTGTCATCAGCTCTGCGCACTGCTCTGCGCAATGACCCAATTTTCCTCCCGCCTAGGAGGTACGCTACTATTTCAGTCCTCTCGACCCTGCCTAGTACTTGCTTCACCAGGGTCTGTGGCATATTTGCCGATATCTCTTCAAGCAGTGCTGCCTCGTGCTCGCCATTGCGCAGTATGGACTCAAGGGTGGCTTCATAGTCATCGCTGTCAGCGATTGAATCCAAGCTCCTGAACGGCTCTGCAAGACCAATCATTCGGGCTGCAGACAGAAATGCTTCTGACGTTGCTCCATGGGCACTGCAGTGGGAGGTAGCAACATACGAAAAAGGGGAATTAAACACAGACACTGCACTCACCAGAGACACGGGCTGTAGCAAAAATGAGCTGAAGACTGCTGTTATGCTGGGTGCATCAAAGACTTTGCACATGGACGCCCCAATTTCAATGTACCACGTCAGATGATCCGTTTCTCCAGATGCCATGACACTTGCGATTGGGCGCACTCCAAACCCATTGAGGGTCGTAGGTGCCAATGTGGCCAGCGCGAGTTTAACTCGTGGGATGTCAGTCAACCGGGGGTACCGGGAGAATAGCCATGAGTACGACAAGTACGATGCCATCCAGTATGCCACAAACGGGTCCGCACCCTGAGATGCAGCAGATGCTGCTGTCCCAAAAGCTGTCGCTATGTTGTCTGTCATGCTTGCAAATCTTCTGGTGTGATCCCTGTCAATTCGCATCATCGTCTTTTGAGAATGCCCCACCTGGGTGCCATCAAGGTATAATTCATTCAAGTACACGAATTTGATGGCCGAGAAGAAGCTCTTAACCTCGCTCATAACGAACCCAAGCACTGCGTACATGTCTCGTAATAATTCGCGAGCCCTTTTTGCCTTTTCGAAGCATGCATCAGCAGAGCCTTCCAGTGCCACCACAGTCGCGGCGTCATCTATGAGACATAGAGTGTATGCTGACTCCTTCTTGGATAGAATCTTGCTCTCTCTCAGTCGATGTGCCCAGTAAATGAGGATGTGGGAGTGCATTGTTGTGTCTGAGGTTGCTGGCCAGCCCTGGATGTTGCCATTCTCGCACTTCCCGTGTGCCTTGACGCCCCTTCGGTCTACAAACAACTCCAGCTTGTCCCAAAGCTTAATCTGTGCTCGTGGATTTGGGCATTGCGTAGTGCTCAATCCATATTCTTGCCACGCATGGAACGTGTACCGGGGCATTTTTGGGGACCAGCCATCAATGTCAGTTGACGTTGCAAAAGCAGCTTGGGTCGAGCTAGCAGACACACACTGGGCCATTGCCTGGAATTTCCGCTTATGGTGGATCATGTTAACTCGAATAGATACCCCAGGAGTCAACTCAGCCAATGGACGCAGGCTATGGTCAACTTCTGTGAGGTACTCACGCACTGTGTCACAAGCCGAAAGAGTTTCGCGGACCTTCTTACCCGGCTTCGTGTTCTCCGCCTTACCTGCTTCTGCTGCTATGATGTCTTCAAAATCCTGAACCTTCCCTTCCATCACGTGCTTGCGCCATTCTTCCATCACCATTCCATTCGACAAGACTGGCCCATTGAAAATT